GGAAGAAGAACGCCCTCGTCCTTGGACGGAGCCCGTACCAGTGGCAGCATGAGCCATGCCTTTTCGGGTGGAAGGCAAATGGAAAGCATGAGTGGTACTCCGACCGGAAGCAGACGACCATCTGGGAATACGATCGCCCGAAGGCCTCGAAGGATCATCCAACCATGAAGCCGGTGCAGCTGATGGCGTACCCGATCCGGAACTCATCGATGACAAACGGGATCGTGCTTGATCCATTCTTAGGCTCTGGCTCAACGCTCGTCGCCTGCGAAGAGACTGATCGCGTGTGTCGCGGCGTAGAACTTGATCCAAAGTTTGTGGATGTCATTGTGAAGCGCTATAACGAGCTTAAGGATGGAAAGGCAGACGATGTCTATCTTATCCGGGACGGCCAGAAGCTTACCTTCGAGGAGGCCGCAAGGCTCGTGCAGGAACCGTAAAGTGTACAGCGTATTCCAGTCATCTTTGGTGGTATTACACCGAAGAATTTAGTGGATATAAATGTGCTGTAGAGCGAATATGTCCATACAAAAGAAAAGGAGGACATTTCCATGACATATCATTTTAACGTAACAGGCCCGGATCGGAAGGCTTTAGTAAAGGCGATCAGCGAGCACTTTGGAGTCGGTGCAAAGTACCTCGGTGTTCCGAGCTGCGCTTTTAAGGTTGGACGCTACACGGTTTCTAAGGATGGCGCCCTTTCCTTTGAAGATGAGGGAGAGGAGGAGCTGATCGAAGAAATAAGAAACCTGATCGCGAATCTTCAGGAAGCAGGCTTTCATGCCGAGGAGCTTAACCTTCCGGAGCCGACATCCCGCCGAGAAGAAACCAGCGAGGATTTTGAAGAAACTACCATTTCGGGGCCGTCAGACTCGGAAGAACATACCTTATGCATCAGCCTGCCAAGAGCTCGCTTTAGCGAGGCCGCCATTCAAAACCTGAAGGACCTCATTTCATCGAAAGGCACGCTCATGAAGCGCGCTTTCCAGGTAGAGGAGCTCCCTCTCAAGGTGACGGAGGAGCAGGTGATCTTCCCTTGGTTCCGACTTGGAACCGCGGATGAGACCGAAGCTTACATGGCCTTTGTACGGGCCATCAGTGAGATGGCGATTGACCGGAAGCGGATTTCTGCAAAGGAGAAGCCGATCACGAATGAGAAGTACGAATTCCGCTGCTTCCTTCTTCGGCTTGGCATGATCGGAGATGACACAAAGAAGATTCGTAAGATCCTCATGAAGAACCTTTCCGGTTCTGCCGCCTTCAAGAATGGAATAAAGAAGGGAGGAGAGAAATGAAGCTCGCTAACAGAGCGCAGGTTGAACGCCTGCGCCTCCGATATCCCATCGGTACCAGAGTGGAGCTTGTAGAGATGGACGATGCGCAGGCACCGCCCATCGGCACACTGGGAACGGTCACCGGTGTGGATGATACTGGCTCCCTCCTGGTGGACTGGGATAATGGCTCCGGGCTCAATGTCATTTACGGCGTTGACCGCTGCAGGAAGGTTCCAATCGACGACTAAAATACACCGATTTTCCTACGGATATTTGTGTACTATATGGCCCTTATTCGCTTGCTATTATGTGCCTTTAGAGTGATATATAGTACTACCAAAAGGGAAAACACATTTTTAGGAGGAACCTACCATGAAGGGAATCAGAACATTTGAAGAAGCGATGGCAAACAAGGAGAACAACGGAAAGAGCTACAAGGAGCTGGGAATCAACCAGACACTCTTCTGGGCCTACCGAGTAGCCAAGGAAACCGGAAACGAGCTCATCGACTTCAACGAGGTCATTTGGGATTACGACATCGAAGAAATCGCTCAGACCTTGAGAGCCAACGGCATCACCGAATTTACCATCAGCTCCACTTTCTCAAGCCTCATCGAAACCCTTGCAGCCTTCGAGAAGCAAGGAATCGGCATGGCAGGCCTTACCACAGTAAAGGCACGCTACACCGATTGGAAGACCGGTGAACACGCCCTTATTCCTGCAATCAAAATGACGGTAAAGGAGGCATAAACCATGTGGGCAGAAGGAAGCATTAAGGTTGGAGACAGCATTTTCCATTACTGGGTGAAGCACTATGAAGAGCCGAGCGTGGACTACGGCATTGACGGCGGTAGGATTTCAAAGCTCATGCTGAAGAGAAACGGCGAGATCGCCTACAACTACGACCGAGTCCTTGACATTGAGCCGGTTGACAAGGACACCGAGACAACCCTTGCGATTCTGATGAAGGAATACAACTAAAGACCGGAGAAGCGCCCGAAAGGGCGTGTTCTTCGTTATGGGCATGTTTCGAAGTCGTGATGGAACGGCTTCTTTTTTGTTTTGTGAGTCTCCCATGCAGAGTTAAATCCACACAACATCTTCGCCGGATTTTTGTCACATATATGAAGCACATACTGGTTGCTATGTATGCCCCGTAGAGTGATTAATACAGTAACAAAAGAAAAGAACAAACGGAGGAAGCACCATGAACGCATACGACATTAGAAACCATTTTATCCTTGGAAACTACAACACGAGCATTACAAGAACGGAATTCGAAGAATCCTTCACGAAGACAAAGGAATCGGTCAGATTCACATTTAACGGCTGGGACGGCAAGAGCTACAACGGAGAGAGCCGGAACGCGAAGGTTTATCGCACGAGCATCCCGGGATACGAAGAGGTTCGATTCATCAAGGTTGGAAAGGCCCTCTGCTACATCGATGAAGAGTCAAAGATCCTCGAGAAGGCAACCGGCGAGGCACACCCGGAAGCCGGATGGATCATGGATGTCGAAAGAACCTAAGAGAAAAAAACGGACTTCAGAGGGCCTTTGTACCTACGGTACGAGGGCTCTTTAAGCGTCATTCGTGAAGCCATCCGCGTACGGTAGATGTACACAAGAAACCGTCGTACATCTTGTGTACTGATCGTATTGCTACATCCTCCGTGTAGAGCGATACTACAGTCACAAAAGAAAAGGAACCCATGAAGGAGGAAAGAAAAATGTGGAGTAAAGGAGTTATTGGAATCCCGGTTACAGGAGAAAAGCAGAGCATTTGCCATTACATTGTGAGACACAATAAGAGGTCATCAAAAACCCGCGGGCTTGACGGAGGCCGGATCATGAAGCTCCAGATCAAGATAAACGGTGAATGCACCGCTGAATACAACGAAGGCACCTGGGCCACTGAGCCGGAAGATGAAGCTACGAAACTTGCCATCATAATCTGCATGAAAGATTATAACTAAGAGGGAAGCCCGAAAGGGCTTTTTCTCGTAGGAACCACCTTGACAAAATGATTTGATGAGACCTACTATTCACTTAAGCAAAGAGTTGAATGAGGTATTTATATGGACGAGCGCATTAAAGCCATTTGCGACAAGCTCGGGTTTGACCCTAGAACGTATAATCCGACGTTTAGCGGAACGGAAGATGACAGACGTGAAAATCCGTTTAGTGTTCTAGAAGACGAAGAGCTGGACTATCTTCTTTCTAGTGGGTACCTTAAGAAAAATAGAGATTAGCGTATCAATAGCCACCCGGAAACGGATGGCTTTTTTGATGCCATAGATTAATAGAAGTACACGAAGCGTCCTCCGAATCTTTGGCACATATATGGCTTCTAATTGACTGGATATAAAGCCTTGGTAGAGCAAATATGTACACAACAAAAGGAAAGCCAAACGGCCAAGGAAGAAAGAACATGAGAAAGAATACCGAGAAAAAAGAGCTGCAGCGGAAGGAACATAAATTCTACATGGTGAGAGCCTACCGAGGACTTAAAGGATGGGTGGATTTCAAATTCTTCGAAGACTTTAACGAGGCAGACGATTGGTTATGCGACTACGTGAGAAGCCGGCACCTCGACATCCGGGATTTCAACATCCGAGAGGACATTGCGGTGGAATACATCTAAGAGGAACAAACACCATGAAGCGTCAGGGAAAAGACCCTAGGCGCTTTTCTTATTGACAGGTGAACACTAGATGCAGATGAAACTGTAAACCACACAATTAGTACCACTATATCTTGTATAGCAAGCGTATTGCTACATTCTCCCGGTAGAGCGATACTACAGTCACAAAAGAAAAGGAACCCATGAAGGAGGAAGCAAAATGAAGAAGGTTGATTTATACGCACGCGGCGAGGACGGAAGATGGACACTTATTTTTAAGGAGATCGATGAGGAGCAGGCGATCGCCATTTGGACAGCCGGCATGAAGACCGGGGAGAATCGATTCTCCATCGAGGATGAGGAGTCAAGAAGAATTCGGGAAATGAACCGGCGCCTCATGAAGTAATATCATGGACACATAAGGCACATGGCTTTGATACCATAGTAGTATGAAAATCCCGGGAAGGAATTCCCGTTCACATATAAGTTTAAAGGCAGCGAGGAGCTGTCTTTTTTGTTACGAGAAAGGAGGGCCTCATGGCAGTACGAGGAAGAAAGCCGGTCCCGACAGAACTTAAGGTCCTCGAAGGAAATCCTGGTAAGAGACCATTAAACAAGAAGGAACCGAAGCCTATAAAGAAGGCGCCACTTTGTCCGAAGTGGCTTGATCCGGATGCGAAGAAGGAGTGGAAGCGCCTCGCTTCCAAAATGGAGCGCTTAGGCATCCTCACCGAAGTCGATATGGCGGCCTTTGCAGGTTATTGCCAGTCGTATGCAAGGTGGAAAGAGAACGAGGAGTTCATCACAAAGAATGGATCTCTTGTGCGTACACCATCTGGATACTGGCAGCAGGTACCGCAGGTATCGATCGCACAACAATATTTAAAGCAGATGGGACGGTTTGCAGAGCAGTTTGGTTTGACACCGGCATCAAGGTCTCGTCTTATCGCAGACGATCCTGCAAACGGACCGATGGATGAGATGGATAAGCTACTCGGTGACGGTGATCGATGGGGGAAGGTAATTGATGGAGGAGTTTAAGCCAACAAGATTTATGCTGCCGACCTCGCACTATGATCCTGAAAAAGCTGAGCGTGCCGTTCGATTTATTGAACAGCTAAGACACACGAAAGGTAAATGGGCCGGAAAGCGATTCATCCTTCTCCCATGGCAGCGGGAGATCATTTGTAACCTCTTTGGGGTTGTGAAGGAAGACGGCTGCCGGCAGTTTCGTACAGCCTACATCGAGATCGGTAAAAAGAATGGTAAGTCAGAGCTTGCGGCAGCGGTCGCGCTCTACCTTCTTTATGCGGATCACGAGCCATCGGCCGAAGTGTATGGCGCGGCAGCGGATCGCCAGCAGGCATCGATCGTTTTTGATGTTGCGCATCAGATGGTCAGTATGACGCCAGCGCTCATGAAGCGGTCAAAGATCATGGCAGCGACAAAGCGAATCGTAAACTATCAAAATGCAGGATTCTACCAGGTCCTCTCTGCAGAAGTTGGTACGAAGCATGGACTAAATGTTTCTGGCCTCGTCCTTGATGAGGTGCATGCACAGCCAAACCGTAAACTCTACGATGTTCTTACCCAGGGCTCTGGTGATGCGAGAGAGCAGCCGCTCTTCTTCCTGATCACGACCGCAGGAACCGATAAGAATTCAATCTGCTATGAGCTCCACCAGAAGGCACGGGACATTCTTTCTGGTCAGAAGGTGGACCCTTCATTTTTTCCTGTGGTATATGGCCTTACGGAGGAAGACGACTGGCATGATGAAAAGAACTGGTATAAGGCAAACCCGAGCCTCGGGGTGACGATCGATCCAGAGCGTGTGCGTGAGCATTACCGGCAGGCGTTAGAGAATCCTGCAGAGGAGGCGATCTTTAAGCAGCTTCGATTAAACATGTGGGTATCGTCTACGACCGCGTTCATCCCGGAGCAGGTATTCGATAAAGGAAATCAGCCGATTGACCTAGAATCCCTTCGCGGACGCGAGTGCTATGGCGGCCTCGATCTTTCGAGTACAGGGGATATTACGGCACTTGTACTCATGTTCCCACCAAGACAAGAGGAGGAGAGCTATGTGTGCCTCCCGTTCTTCTGGGTGCCGAGGGATACGATCCCATTAAGAGTAAGGCGGGCATCGGTC